ACAGCATCCCGCAGCACCCCCACGCCGTTGCCCTGCAAGCCGGTCGTGCCGTCATAATATCTCGGATAACTAATAATTTACACCTCCTACAACGTCCACCATCTAGGTGTGATTTCGCACTTGCTAATGCCACCGCTCCAGCTAATTTGTGTAGCTCCTGCCCCCAAAGTAGGAAATTCAGGCGCAGTTACATATTTATTTAAGTTTGTCGCTTCTCTGTAAGCGTCCATCATTTCGCAATCTAGGTACATAGGCCCGGTGTAGCCTGTAATACTTATTTGTGTGCCCCCAACTTGTAATTTAGCATCGCCAGTAACGGTTAGTGCGATAAGCGGCAGGGACGGGAATACAGTGGGATTGTACAGAGAATCACCGCTTTTGACTTCAACAGAATTTTCGCCGTCTTTTAAGTATTTCTGTGGCTTGCAATCCAGCGAAATAGTGAATGGCGCAAGATGGTTTGCCCGGATATCAGTTTCCGGGAAATTAACTACCCGCGCCATTCTATACACATTTGGTTCTTCCTCTGTTTCAAGCCTGCGATAGCTAAAAGTAGTTCCACGCAGAAAAGCTGCAATTGTTGGTAAAGTGTCGCTTACATCAGTGTCCGTAAGCGCAAAGCATTTCGCAGTTGCACTAACATTAGCATAACTTCCATCCCATTCAGTCAAATCTCCGCTGCGTCCAGAAATGGTCGTAGCGGTTACTCTGGGCGTCGGTTGCCCAAAAGAAATTGCATTTTGCAGCTGAATTCCAACATCGAGGCTGCATACACCGTCAAGCCAAAATCCATTAAGCATATACAGCCGCCTTTCTGTTGCTTTGTGCCTGAAGCTCATACGAAATCCGATCCGCCAGCGCATGTGCCATGGAGTTGACATCATTAAACTGTATGCCGTTAATATCGATGTTGACCGTCATGCCGCCAGCCGCGTTTGCGTTGCCTTTGCGGTATTCCGTCGCCTCTGCGCTTGTAAGCACCATCTCGCCGCGATGCAGGTTGGCAACATAGTTGTTATACGGTACGTAATCAAGGCCACCTGCGTGACTGCCATCTGTGCCACTACTGTTGACATCAACATTAACAGAGCGGTTTCCGAACAGGTTGTCCCACAAACCATTAAACCAGCTGACAAGGCTGTCCCAAGCTGCCGAGATGCCATCAATAATGCCATCAATGACCGCGTCACCCATTTGCATTGCGCCTTCTACAATGTCCGGCAAATGCTCTATAAAGTAGGTCAGCAGTGTTTCCACGATAGATGCAGCGGCAAGCATAATGTCAGGCAAGTGTTCCGAAACGCCCTCTACAAACGCAATCAGCATTTGTCCGGCAGTGTCAAGCATCTGCGGCAAGTTCTCATTCAGCTTTGAAACCAGCGTCAAGACGATTTGCAAGGCAGATTGTGCAACGGTTGGTAGCATCTGATAGATGCCGTTTCCCAACACGGTTATAATCTGAATTGCCGAATCAATAAGTTGCGCCGCGTTTGCGCTAATTCCCGTAACAAGCGTCTGCACGATGTTCACGGCAGACTTCGCCAGCTGCGGCAGAACGGTTTCAATCAAGCTCGGCAGCTCTGCCATGATGGGAGGAACAAGGCTCTCTATCAGCTTAGCAGCGCCGTTCAGGGCGACTTCTATTCGGGGAAGGATGTTACTTGCCGCTGTAGTTGCGCTATCCACAAAGTTGCTGATAAGTTGCCCAAAATTGGCATTATCATCGGCAATTCCAGTTACAAGGTTTGACCATGCGGATTTTGTAGCGTTCACACTTCCTTGAATCGTTGTGGATGCTTCTTTAGAGGTCGTACCAGTAATGCCCATTGCGTTTTGAACATCATGAATCGCGCTTACAACGTCCGCATAGCTGTCAATGCTGTATTTGGTATAGTTTCCCTGCGCGGCGTTCAGCTTGTTTGCGTCATCAAGTAGACGCTGCATTTCCTGTTTTGTTCCGCCATAGCCGAGTTTTAGGTTGTCCAGCATTGTGTAATTCTGCTTGCTAAAGCCATTATAAGCATTCTGGATGCTCTCCATGTCCGTGCCCATTTTGTTGGCATTGTCGGACATGTCACCAATGGCAGTATTGGCAAGCTCTGCCGCCTGTTCCGTATCGCCCCCCAGACTAGACACAAGCGCTGCTGCAAATGTAGTTGCCGTGTTCATGTACTCGTTTGCCGAAAGCCCAGCCGTTTTGTACGCATCGGCTGCATACTGCTGAACTTTATCGGCGCTAGTTTTATACAGCGTTTCAACGCCGCCTACAAGCTGCTCGTAATCTGCATAACTGTTAATTGCAAGTCCTGTCAACGCCGAAATTGCTGTTGCGCCTGCCGTAGTAGCGGCAACGGATACTTTCGCAACGTTCGTAGCAACGTTAAAGATGCCTTTTCCAACTGTTGAAGCAGCCGAACCAACCTTCCCAAACAGTCCCGTCAATCCGCTTGCGCTGCTTTTCGCATTTTTCAAGCCTTTTTCATATTCACTGGAATCCAGTGTGATTTTTGCAAAAAGGTCAAATACGTCCACTTACTCGCTCACCTCCTGCCGTTCTTTTGTTTTCAATCCATGCCGCGCCGCAAAGTCTTTGAAATCCGCCTGCACCTGTTCCGGCGTCCGCGTATCCACTTTGGGCGGGTGGATAATGTCAATATATCTCGCTGGCCTGTCCTTTACGCCTGTCACCGCTACCACAAGGCTCCACGCGCTGTCTGTCATGTACACCTTGTAAAGCTGTTCTTCAAAATCAGCTTTCAAAGCGTAAGGCAGCGCCGACACAAGCACCTTTGCGCTCAGTTTCGGCATTTTCAGCAGTACAGGGATTACTTGTTCTGCCCGCCACCGAGATACGATTTGAAAAAATCAACAAAACCCTTATCGTTCAGCAGGTCGGCAACTTGCTTGCAAGTGATAAGGAAATTCTGTTTGCCGATTTCTTCCACCGTCAGACCGTTAAACGGTGAAAGGATTGCATATACATCCTCGCGGTGCTGCTTCAACGCAATGTTCAGCAGTTTAACGATTTTCGCAAGGCCGAAACGCTGCATTGCAATGCGGGTCGTTTCGCCTTTCGGCATCGTTTTCTGCATCTCTTTCACAAGCGCTTCATCATCAATCAGGTTTGTGATGGGCTGCGCAATCTGCAAAACCACTTCCAGCGCTTCATCCGTGCTAAGTTCAGAAAAAATCCGCATTAGGCTTCATCCTCTCCGGCCTTGATATACACCTCGCACGGAACAGTGTCCTGCGCGGTAATGGAGTAGTGCGCTGTGTATTCAAAGCTCATCTGGCCTTTTTCCTTGTCGCCGGTCTGCAAGCTAAAGCCGCCGGTGGACAGCGTATTCAGCATATGAATGGCACAGAAACCGCCATTCGTAGTGCCGTGCTTGTCAGAGTAATCGCACAGCAGCCACAAATCGGTAAAGTCGCTGTCTTTCAAATCATTGCGCGGCGTGATTTTGGACACCTTGGAAGTAGTCGTAACATCCGCAGCGCCAAACATGCTCTTGGCATTTTCTGCCGATGCCGAAACATACGTTCCGCTGAGCTTGACTTCCCAAGATTCAATCTGCTTAAGCTCTTTCATGTTCTTTGGGCAGTTGTCGATGTCCTCGCCGAAGTCGGTAAAGCTCGGCACAGCCGTAAAGTTGATGCCGCCGGTCGTAGCGCCCAGCAGCGCACTTTCTTCCGGCGCAGTACCGGCAGTCGGGTCAAACGTAGTTGCAAGATAGCCCGCGTTCAAGACCAGTTCCTTAAACGCAGATTCAGGAATACGAGTAAATTTCATGCTTTCACCTCAATTTAGGCATAAAAATTCGGCGGTCACGTTGATGTACCGCCGTTTTAGGTTTTTGTCTGTGTCATCTGCCAGTGCCTGGCAGAACGGGGAGCCGCGTTTTAACCAAATCAAGCCGTCATCTACCGGCAGCGTCACGCCGCCAATGCCCAGCGCGTCCGAAAGCTCAAGCGCTTTTGCATTGGGCACAGCTTCGCTCGTGGTATGGAACCACATGTTGACCGTCAACGATACCGCCCCGCCGCCCCATGCGTCAAACACAGCATCATAGGTCAGGTAGGGGAGTACAGCGTCATCCGGCACGGCATTGCTGGCGTATGCAGTCATAAATTGCCCGAAAAACTTCTGTAATGCAGCGCCCTTTGTCATGTCGGCAATCCCTCCCTAAGCCGTTCAGCAGTAAAGCTCTTTAGGTTTTGCAGCATCGGGGAAGCGCTTGCCGGGGCTTGCTTTTCTTCGGGTCGGCTTGTGACCCGGAAATATGCCCCTGTCGTCACGTCCTTATATACGCTGCCGTACTCGATGGGCACATCTTTCCGCACAATGCCGGTATACACGCTGGTCACACCCTGCGCTTCTGCCTGCCGTGCTTCAAGGCTGCTGTCCAGTGCGACGTAGTTCGCAAACTCTGCTCCCTCGCTCCACTCGGTAGCATAGCCGCCCTCGCCGTCAGGCTTTGTCAGCTTATCCATGATGATGCAGCTATGCGAAAAATCATCTAAAAGGCTCATAGCTTTCTCCATTTGTTCAGCCGGGGCGCAAACACGCCCTGCCAGCCCGTCACAGAGCCGCCAGAATTGCCGTTTGCGCTCGATTTGGTGTAACTATACCCTGCAAAACTCTCGCTTTGAAACGGGCTGTTTGCAGCGCTCTCATACTTGTCGCGCCATGCTTCCACATCCTCAACCAGAGAAATAAAGGCGGCTGGCACAGCCAGCGCCCACACAGTCCCGTCAAACGTTTCATCGGTCAAGCTGCCAGCACCGTACTGGTGCACGCCATCATTGAACACGCTCCCAATAATGCGGAAATATTGCCCCTCAACTAAAAAAGGCAGCGTAATGCTGCCGTCCTTGATGGTAAATGTGCCGCTGTACGCGCCATCCGGGACCTTAAACCAGTTCCGGCACTCTCGCATCAATTCTTCAAGCATTACGCCGCCCCCTTATTACTTTTTGAACTTTGCCAGCACGACTTTGGCTTCGTTGGTCAGCGCCGCAACGTAAAACTCGTCAGCGGTAATCTCGGTGGAACGGTTACGAGGCTTGCGCTCGGTCTCCACGTTGATATTGCGCTTGCGGTAGATGGTCAGGGCGGGCACATCGTCCTCGGTCTCGCTGTCCTCGTTCAGCTTGACGATAGGGCAAGCGTAGTAGGCGGTAGCGGCAGCCTTGACCTTATCACCGACAATCAGTGCAGCAGCGCAATGGGGCTGGATGGTCGCCAGATGCTTTTTGGTGGAGGTTTCGGTGGTAGCATCAGCGACAATCTCAATGGTGCCGGTGCTGTTGTCCTTCTCGTACTCGATAGAAGGAACCTTGCGAGATGCCACAACGCGGGTGTTGGCAATCTTGCCGATTTCGCCGGTGACAGCAACGCCAGCCTGATACTTGTCAGCGCTGATAAAGTCCGCATCCTTGCGCAGGGTAGCCATCTGCTTGGGGTTGATGAACATGACCTTGTCGCTGTTGATTTCCTCGTTGAACACGTCGATAGCGTCCACAACACCGCTGTACTTGATAGCGGCAGCAGTGCCGTCATACACCAGCGTCGCGCCCTGCAAGGCTTCCATGCAGTCGTTGTCGATTTTTGCAGCGATAGAAAGCGCCAGTTGCGCATTGGCTTCGCCAACAGGGTTGCCGTAGCCGGACAGCACAGCTTCATCGGTCAGGCCGACGCCCTTCATGGCCTTCTTGATTTTGTATTTCTTGTCCTTGGTGCTCATCTTGTTGATGTCAACATCAACGCCCTCTGCAACGTCCTCTGCGTCGCCAATGTAACCGTAAGACGGCACAGTAATGGTATCGCCGGGCACGCCAGCAAGGGTGTCATCCACCTTTGCAAAAGGTGCAACACGAATCTTGTCGGGAATCTTTGCCGAAATCATATCGGCCATGACTTCCGGGTCAATCAGGTCTGCGAGTTTGGTCAAAATAGTATCTGCCATGTGTTAGTCTCCTTTGTTGTTTGCAAGCTCGGCATACTGTTCCGGGCTTTCTTTCTTGAGTTTCAGTCGGTCGGCATAGCCCATCTTTTTAAAGGCTTCTGCCGTGATGGAACCACTGCCGCCATTGTTGGCAGGCGGATTCGGCGTGTTTGCGCCCTGCGTGCTGGTAGTTACAACAAATTCGCCGTAACCGTCTTTCAAACTGGTTTCAAACTTTGCTGCATCTTTTGCTGCGCCGTTCTCGTCCAGCTCCAAAGCGTCCAGCAGTCCATCTGCCCTTGCCATCTTGGCAACAGTGGCAATCCGTTTATCGGCAATACCGATTTTTTTCAGGGCGGTCTCCAATGCCTTTTCTTTGGCAGCGGTAGTCTTTTCAGCGGCCACGCTGGTTTTGTAATCCTCGAAAGCCTTGTGCTCGGATTCATACTTTTCCTTGTAACCGTCATCGCCCTTTCCTTTCAGGTCGTCCAGTTCCTTTTGAACGCCGGGAAGTTTTTCCGCATCGGCTTTATAGCGGTCAACGTCCGCTTTCAAACCGTTTACGGTGTCAGTGTGGGCTTCAATGATAGTGTCCTGCTGCTCTTCGGTCAGCCCCATACCTTTCAGCAGCTTGCGAGTAATAGCCAATGTTTTCGCTCCTTTTCTTCGGTGTCAGTTCTTCGACATTCGCGTTTATATAAAAACAGCGGTTCTTTGCTGTTTTTGCGTATAAAAATAGCAACCGCCGAGAAAATCTCGGTAGTTGCTATGTAAACTTGCCTTTTACGGTTTCACTTCAACGCTGGGCAGCACATTTGTGTGGAAATACAGCTTGTAATGGTACGGGTCTGTGTGTGTTCCTGTAATGTCCTCGACAACATACATAGTGTAGCTGTTTAGGTAGATGTAATTTTTCCTGTAAGTATCAGGACCAACCTTTACAGTGCAGACGAGCTCGTTGCTGGAATTGTTGGAGATAGACATATACCCCTCGGCTTCCATAATGACCTTGTCTGTTCTGGCGTTGTATACGGTGATTTTTCGTTCACTCTCAAAGTAATCGGCCTGTTTAGAAATATTGGAGTTTGCTCTATCGGCTTCGGAGCAGCCACATAAAAGCAAAACTGAGGCCATAACTGCGATTGCGATATAAATAATCTTTTTCATGTGTTTTCCTCCCAATAAAAAGAGCCGAGAGGCTTATTTGCCTTTCAGCTCTGCTTCGATGATTCTTTTGTACTGTTCGCCGTGCTCGGCAACGGCAGGCTTGATAAAAGGCTTTGCCCGTTGGCCGTGCGTCAAATGCCAATCGCCTTTTGCATCTTGGTACACCCACGGCGTTTGTCTGCCTCCGGGATAATCTACGCCGGTGCCGCACTCAACATAAACTGCATACTCGCTATTTGTGCCGATATATGCAGCTTTTTCGCCGTCGTTTACCATATGGGTAATGCTGTTTCGCAGATTGCCAGTGTCCACGGGGCATAGCTTTTTAGCGTACCCCTCACCGACAAGTCCGCACTTTTCAAGAGCGCGGTTGCAAGCGGATTCCATCGCGGCAAGGACTTCATCGCTGTTGTCTTTGACTGTAATGATCATACAGTCACTTTGTTTCCTCCTTCCAAAATCCATTAAGTCTACGATGGTACTCTTTGGCACAATCCGGGCACATGCGCTTCCCATCGCAGATCTCCCAGCCTTCGAGTTTTTCGTAATGGTCACAGCATGGATCAATCAAACCATTTCGCTGCGTAGGCCCATTGTATTCCGAAAATCCAGTATTCCCACATCGATCGCAAATATAAAGCTTTCCGAATTCAATCATTTTAGCCTCCTTTTACTTATCCATGTGAATATGAAAATTATAGGAAGCGGTAATGCACCAAACAATTCCAACTTCGATATATACGATTATCGGTGCATGTGCTGCATACAGAATCGCAAACGCAACAGCAAGCATTATTTCTCCCCCTTCATAACTTTATTTCTTTTGCCGCTTCTTTGGCTTCGTCAATTCTCTTTTGATCGTCGAAAATCGTTTTTTCCACAGCTTTTACACCTCTCTCACGTAAATGCAACCATAGTCTTTTGCGTTTTCTTGCAAAAACTTGTCCCCAAGATTCGACTGATACTCCAAAATCGTATTAAAGTCTTGCGCCTTTTCTTTCGTTATCTTTCCAGACTTGAAGTCCGCTTTTATTTTCTCTGTTGCTTTTCGGATGGAAGCACTCGCTCTATAATCAGAGGTGAGTTTTTCCAAATCCGCTTTTGTTTCTGTAAGGCGCAAACTGTAAAATTTCCCGTTTCCGACGCTTGCCCTCAGTTCAAACAAACCGGAAGATGTAAACGACTTCAAATCTTCTACGGAGAAACAGCTTCCATTCGGATGGTTATGAGTAAAAATGTTCCCCTTCAACAACTCAGTCGGAACTTCAACAGAATTTTCTTTACCGTCAAACGATTTTATGATATTCCCTTCCAAATCAACAACCGTCCCGACCTCGTAATCAAGTCCAGTTTTCTCGGATTCAACGCTTTCAAGCGTTTTGTTGATTATTCTGTTGTAGAACTCATATTTTTGCGTAATGTTGTAAATGCAGGTTTCTTTACTTCTTCTCTCTTCCACCCCGCCCACTCTGCATAGGTCATATCTTTTACAAGCACGCTTTCCCCGGTCACGGGGTCACGCGCCCAGCGCATACCGCCGCTTGTGTCTACATCATCCAGCACGGAAACCTGCGTGCATCGGCAGTTATACACAAGATAACCCGGTGCGGAACTGTCTCCAGGATACATAAGCTCGTAACCGTCAACCTTAAACGGCTTGTCTACATCGACCGTCTGACCATCAAGCATTGCGTGTGCGTGGCGTGTGCGGTTGTCCAGTGTTGCCAGCCATTGTTTTTTCAGCTTGATGCCCATGTCTTGTGCAGCACGGTAAGTATCTAGCCGTCCCGCGTTCTGCGCCGCTGTGACTGCCGTTCTGGCGGTTCGGATAGCGCTTGCACGGCTCATGTCCTGCATACGCTGTTGCAGGTCGTTGGCGATTTTCGGTATGCTTTTGCCTTGCAGGATGGAGCTTGTCACGCTGCCTGTAATCTGTTGCTTGCCGTATTTCAAATCAATGCCGCGCTGCAACGCACGCTTTGGCGGGTAGTACGGCATAAGGTCAGGCTGTTCCACAATCAGACGCTTCACTGTCTGCTCATCCCACAGCGTAAAATCTGCTTTGTCGGAAACCTGCTCAATCTTGTATGCGGCATAGTTGCGATTGAGCGTGTAAATGCCCGGCGTGGCGTCATTGACGTATGCCACAGCCGTTGCATTGGCATCGGTGTATCTTTCTGCCACCTTGTCCCGCAGCGCCGTAAAACGCTTGCCACGGCCCATCTGCGCAAGCCGCCATTGCTTGTACTGCTGTTCGGTGATTTCGCCTGCATCGAGCTTTTCTTTCATGGCCGCATCGCGCTTCTCGAACTGCTCAAAATAGGCTTTCACCGTGTCTGTCAGTTCGTCAGCAGCTTCCTTGTACAGCTTTGCGATGCGGTTTTCCAGCTTGGCAAGCTCTGCATCTGTCAGGCGGTGCGCGTAATCAGGTTTTTTCATTCTCCGAAACCCACGTTTCAATATTCGCAACATCTCGCACAGCTATTCTCAATTCCCAGTGCGAAAGTTCTTTTAGTTCAGGCCCCGTTTTTGTTTCTTGGTAGACTGGAACCATAAGCAAATCGTCTCTTTTAAGCCCACGAACAATGACAATAACGTCACTGTTCTCCATTTTCGCTTCCAGATGTAATGAAATCGGGATTTTTGGCTCTTTCAAGTTCCTCTGCCTCCTTTCGTTTCATCAACTCTTCGTACTGATCAGCGTCGCCGTTAATGGTCAATAGCTTGCGCGTGATGTACTCGTCGTCGTAATATTCTGCGCCGAGTAGCACGGTCTGCGCTTCTTCCTGCTTGTTGATAATCTGGTTTCTCGTGTAAGTTGGTTCATCATCAAGCCCGGCAATTGCCAAAATGCCCTTGATGCAGCGCGAAACGCTACTTTCAAATTTGTCTGTTTTCAGGTCGAGTGGAACATAGCTTGCCTTGATAGCCGTTGCCGTCTGGTTACCCGCGCTCACGGCAGATGCGTCAAACGCCTGAAAATCCGTGTACAGCTTTTTGGTCAGCATATCAATGGTGGCTTGCGTGCCCTGAAACGGTGCTTCAATGCTTTGCGGCGTGGCTTTTGCGCCCTCATCACCATCTGCATGGGCAACGTGGGTAGTTTTCAGACGCTCAATGAACCTTGTATCGTCCTGCTCGTCCATGCCGCCGCAGTTTGTAAGCACCCAATAGATGAGATTGCCCTCATCCACATTGTTTACCATGTTGCTGCTGGCAAGGTCGAGCGCGTCAACGGTGTTTTTCCTTCCGCAAAGTTCGCTGCGTGCCAGTTCACCGTTTTTCAGCGGGATAATGGGAAATCCGGGATAATTCTCGCCGTCATAAATTTCTGTGCCATCAATCTCCGAGTACCGCACTTTCAGCTTGTACGGCAGTTTCCCGTTCAAACTGCGCACTTCACCGTTACGCGGCTTGATGTAGTCAGTGTAACCGTCCATCTCGTACAGCGTTGCCCGCAGCGGTTTGTCCGGGTCAATCTGCCAGAACCGGATTCCGGCTTTCAGTGCGCCGTCCTCTTCATCGTATAGCGGAACAAACTGCTCCGGCGCAAATACCTGTATATGGTCAAGATTCCAGAATACGAAAGCCTGCCCACCAATCAACGCATGGCGGGCGGCATCCATAATATCTTCATCAAACGTAGCGCCAAGCGCCTTTTTTGTGGCGTCTTTGTTAAACGCAACGCCGTTGCCCAGCAGGTAAGAAACTTCCTGATCTACAACAAATCCAAAAAACTTGCTGGCAATCTTGTGGTTTGCTGTGTACATATCGGGATGCGCTTTTCCCTCAAGATCGTACACCATTTTTTCATAGCGGTTGATTGTGGGATTTTCGCCCCAATAGTACAGCTTTGCGTCCAGAATGTCCCGCGTCTTTTTCTGGCCTTTAAAATCGTTGATGGTGTCAAACACAAACCCCATGCGGGAACGTTCATCTTCACCGACCGCCACAAAGTCTTGATATGTTCTGATTTTCCCTCACCGCCTATCTGTAAATGCTTTGATACTTCATTGCCGTATTGTCTCCGGCTTTGTTTGCTGTGCTTTCCATCGCATAACGCACCGCGTCAATGTGATGGTTGTTCAAATCCGGGTAGCCTTCCAGCACTTCTCCCGTCTTGCTGTCTCGCTCGTATTCGTACTCGCTGAATTCCTTTGCTGTGTCCGGGCATCGTTCCGGGTCAATGACAATCGCTTCCAGCATTTGCAGCCACTTTGTGCCGTATCGAACCGATTTCGGTCCTTTGCGGGCAGGGAATGTTTTCACGCCGTACTTGTTATAGTCGGCGATGGATTTCGGCTCGGCACTATCCGCGCATACTTTGTCCTCGCGCGTCAGCCCTTTATCCAAAAGCAGCTGCGCAGTGTCCCTGTTGCTGGTTCTACGCCGTGTCAGTTCATCGAAGATGTACAGCGTGCGCCGCGCTGCGTCATAGTGCATCGCATTGTATGCCCACGGGTCAGGGTACCAGCCCCAGTCCACGCCGCGCTTGATACGGTCAAAGCTAGCAATCTGTTCATCGGTGATTTTCTCAATGCGCAGATTCTCAAATACTGCCGTGCCACTGCCGACAACCTCGCCTAAATACTCATGCCGGTATGCTGTTTCGTTTGTGCGCTCCAAGTATTCAGCATCGGCCAGGAACCGCTCTCCGAGCCATTCTGCGGGCGTCGTTTTATAGGTGGAATGATGTATTAGCTTGCCAGGGCGCTTCTTTAGCGCGTATCCGTTGGCCCAGTTGCGGGCCATTGCAGGCGGGTTGAAGCTTTTGAACGTAATGAACCAGTCACCGCCGCGCAGGCAGGACTGTTCCACGTTTCGGATTTGCTCTTCACCGTCAAACTGGTCAAGCTCTTCAAACCAGCAGATGCCGATATAACCAAACGGCACTTTGATTGACTTGACCTTGCCGGGGTCATCAACGCCGAAAAAAAGCACCTTTTGCCCCGTTGGCAAATAGGTGCATTCCATAGGGGAGACAGTGCAACGAAAACGGTCGTGCAATCCAAGCTCATTGATTGCCCATACAATTTGCGCATAAACGCTTGTGCGCAGTGTGTTTCCGACCTTGCGGAACACTGCTGCGTGGCATTGCGGGTGTGCCCTCAGCTGCAAAATGACTTCCACGCCAATGAAGCTTGACTTTGTGCTGCCACGTCCGCCTTTTGCCACAAACTCTTGAACTTTACCATCTTCAATGTCCCAGAATGGCTTATAAAATGCTGGCGAAATAATATCCTTGATATGTTTATTCTCTTGGCACATCATAAATAATATTCACCGTTCCCGCGCTCTCTTGCTTCGGTTTGTCGTCCCATCCGAAATTTGCTCGCAAGCTGAACTGTGCGCCGCCGGAGCCGTCTTTGTCGTACAATCTTTCTTCGGCGTACTGTTCGCATTTAGCCTTTGCGCGCGTAATCGTGTCAACGAACTCTGGTTTGTTTTGGTAGTTCAAAAGTGCTTGCCTTGATGTGAATCCAAGCGCAAGCGCCAATCCTGTCACAGTAGGCGGCTTTTTATCGTCATAGATGATATAGCCGTTTTTATTTCGCATCGGTTCGCCGTTATCGTCTAAGAACGGCTTTCCTTTACAGGCTTCAAAGTAGGCATCAATCTTTTCTTGCATTGCCTTTACGCTTCTGTATTTAGGCGGTGCGCCAACAGGATTTTTTCTTGATGCCACTTTATCACCTCGCTTTACAACACAAAAAGCCCACACAATTTGTGTAGGCTTATATCCCCCTAAAACCCCTTTGCGCCGGAGGAGAAGCGCGTTCCCGCCCTACAGGTCTCTGCTATGCCGGTCTCACCCGTTGCGGGGAGCAATTCCGCAACGCTACAGGCGGCATCCAGTGCTCCGCGCGTGATGGTCCGCCTGCATACAGTCAGTGTTTAACGTGCCTGCTGTACGCACGTCTGCTTTGATGTAATTGGTTTCGGCGATGCGTAACTGCGTCAGTAACGGAGTCCGCACAAGCAGATGCCGAGCAGACTTTTTCAGGCTCACAAAGTCCCGTTGCGACCTGCCATCGCGCCGCGCTCCTGATCGGCTTGCCGCTTTGCTTACAGCGTTCAGGTTCTCTATCGCGTTTTGCCTGCGCCGGGCTTTCACCGGTGGGAGCGACCCAGCATGGAGCCACCGGCTGGAATTGAACCAGCATCTACCGTTTACGAGACGGTTGCTCTACCATTAAGCTATGATGGCATATAAAAGCCCCGCAGTTGCGCACTGTCAGTAGGCTTGCGGGGATTGCCTAGCTGGGAACGGAATGCGCTTGCACTTGCCTATTTACCAGCATCATCGGCGTTGGTGCTGCACATAGGTCTTGCACCTTTGCTGCGTCGTTGCTTCGGAACGCAGCGCTCATACCATTTTGGTAACGTCACCAAAATGGTCAGCTATGCAGCATATAAAATGCCGGTCTTTCCCGGCTGTCAGTATCGAGAACAGGAGAATTGAAATGGTAAAGAAAAGAGATTTTCGCTATGGCGTAGGCTGTCCCGTTCCTACATCATCCAGCATATCTATGTTACCACTTGACAACGTCCCCACAGTTACCCTTTTTTCTTATCCAAAAGCCAGAAAAATTTTCTTCTGCTTTCGTAAAACTGCCGTCTGCCACAATACACAGGCTGGTATTCGTAAGCCGTTCCCTCTGTTACGTTTTTCAACAGCGCGCACCAGTTTAAGGGGTCTGCTTCTCTTGCCGCGTCCTCAATGATTCGGACATCTGTGCTTAACTTTAGCGCTCTGTCCGCCTTTCTAGCTGTTGGGTCTGCCTTTCCGTTTCCGTGCGGCAAACCGTCATTTGAAACCGCATCAAGCCCTCTTGCGCTAGCAATTTCCAACCGCATTTCAGCGTATCTTTTGCAAAAGTGCTTTAATTCAAGGTATCTTTCTTTTGAAATTCCATATTCATCTAGGTTGAGCGGTCTTTCTCTCATTCTTGCTCCTCTCTTCTAGTTTCATGCAGCGCGGCAGCGTGCAAATATCGCCATTCTTCCACTGGCATGTCGCGCAAAGATGTTTGCGGGCGTATTCATCAATTAGTTGCTGTTTTGTCATGGGGTTCCTCCGGCTTCTTCCCAATCTCTTTACAAAAGTCGAGATAGTCATTCACGGCGTTGTGAAACTCTCTTTCGATTTCCTCTGCTTTGAAAGAATGGAAGTTTATCATGTCATGAATTTTATCAAGTTTACCATGCCAGAGTTTGTCATCATCATCGTACTCAATAGTTGCCGTATAGCCGCGATAACTAAGCTTTAGAGACTCCGTATCCTCCGGGGGGTTGGGGAGCGGCATCCAGTGGGTGACTGCGTCCAGAGCGTAATAATCGCCCACATTGATAAATTCCTCTGTGTCAGGAAGCCTAAACGCCATTGACATTGAATCAAACGCTGCTTCGTATGCAAGAACCATTTCTTTTGCTTGTGGCAGTCTGTCTTTAACGCTTATCCATTCAGTCATCTGCGCTCACCTCCGTGGGTTCTTTCTTTTCCTCTCTTTGCTCGTAGTTCCTGCAATACTCAGGCGATTTACAAAAACTCACGAGTTCAAATTCGCATTTGTATTTTCCCAACTCTATGTCTCCGCCCTTGTGAACAAGGTGTTCGCAGGTGTCGCACAGTGTCTCTTTCTTTGGCTCTTGCGGTATCTTCTGCGTTATGGCCTTTATTACGCGAAAAACTAAATATACCGCACAGGTCAGCAAAATAAAAATTTCAAAAAATGCAACGATTTTAGTCATCTGCGCTCACCATCCTCGCAGTCAATCATTCGCGACCCGCAGCCTGGGCAAAAGATTCCATCCCACAGCGCAAATTTATCATAGATGTGGTTGCATTTTGAGCATTCAATTCCTGCATCTTTATATCTGGTACATTCTCCGTGTTCAACTTCAACCAGGTCGCATTTTATCCAGTGTGCCGTAGGTCGCAGGCTTTTTGGGTCGATGGTAGGGCAGTCATCTGCAACACCTTTTACCGCTTTGCACAGTTCCTGCATTTTGTAGCAACGGTTGATCTGCCGCCCATCCGCCGCGCCCATCGCCTTGTTCCACTCACCGTAAGCGTGTTCGGCAACTTCTACAATTTTGTCTGCATCAATCAGTCTCATGGTTATCCCTCACTTTCTCAAAATAGAATTTGATCGCTTTCGGATTTTCCAGCACATTGCCGTAAGCGATGCCGATCTTGTAAATGTAGTTTTCTTGCAGTTTTCGCGGAATCTCTGCAATGTATCGTCTGAATGTTTCAAGGTCGTGGGCGCGTTTGTAATGGTTGCACATACGGCAGGACGGCATAAGGTTTTCAATGTCGTCCGTGCCAGAATCCTCTGGGTTCCACGCCCTCTGCGGTTTGAAGTGGTCTACCTGCATATCATTGTAGGCAATGTGGCGGCCACAGTAAGCGCAATGACCGTCAAATTTCTTGTACACTGCAACGCGGGTCTTTTTCTTCATTCTGATACCTCCTCTACATATGCCATGCTTTGGCGCAGATTGAGCGATTTCGGATTGAGAATACAAGCCGGTGCAATATCATTTATACAGCTCGCACCACTGCTGGAAAAATATCCTTCCGCATTCACACAGCGAACGTAGGATGCAGCGTCACCGTCGGAATCTATGTCACCGCAATACCAAGGCGTTGCGGCCCAAATCATGATACCGTAGTGCGGGATGTAGTCACGGTACTTGCGGTACTCGTCACAGGTCAGAATAAAAACGGTGTCCTGTACTGTTCCATAGGCTCTGTCGCCGTTGTCTGCAACAAGGTCAACAGTATGTGACAGCAGACCTTTTCCACCAAAAACAGAGTTCGCCATATCGGATAAGATCCCCCGCACATTGCTGGTGCGGTAGTTATTCCAGTTGCCCCTTTTGTCTGCGAATTTATCACTTGGGCAGAATTTTACATCTTTTGCCCACGGCTTTGCCATAATTGCCAACAGGCCGCCGTCAGGGTGGTTAGGGTCAAGGCAGACCCACTCAAAGTTTTTGAACATGAAGTGCTCGCCGGGGCGCAGGGCTGTGATGTTAGTCATTGTCGGTTACCTCCTCGTTCCAAAACAGTTGACGACACACGTTGCATCTTGTTCCCAGACATTCACTAGTTGACTTATAGTCTTCGTCTATAAGGA